ACAAGTGCAACGTCTTCTGGCATGAACTGACACACGCTATCCTCGATGACATGGGCAACAAGCTGGCGCTGAATGAAGACTTCGTCATTGCCTTCTCAAACAGGCTGCACAGCGCGATCAAGTCTGCGAAATTCTAAGGAAGAGTGATGAAAGCACCCGCATGGTCACACAGTGCCTTGAAAGATTTCGAGGGGTGCGCAAGGCGCTACCACGAGGTCAAGGTGCTGAAGAAGTACCCGTTCACTTCAACGGTTGCCACGCGCTACGGTCTTCAGGTGCATGAGGCGATTGAACTCTACATCCGGGATGACAAGCCGATACCGCCAGAGTACATGCAGTTCAAAGGTGTTGTAGATGCCCTTTTAGCCAAGCCGGGGCGTAAGATAGCGGAGCAGCAGATGGCGCTCACGGTAGACCTGCAACCGTGTGACTGGAAAGCAAAAGACGCGTGGGTACGTGGCATTGCGGACATGCTTATCATTGATGATGACGACATGACAGCGCGAGTGATTGATTGGAAAACTGGCAACGACAAGTACCCTGACAGAGACCAGCTGGTACTCATGTCACTGATGGTGTTCGCGCACTATCCGCATGTTCGCAAGGTGTACTCTGCATTGCTTTTCATTGTGAAGAACAGCATGGTCAAGCTGAGCATGACGCGAGACAACGCAGAGAAACATTGGTGGCGATACAGGGAGCGCACGGCCAAGGTAGAAGCAGCGTTTGCGAACGATGTGTGGAACCCTACGCAGACACCTTTGTGTAATTGGTGTCAATGTTCTGGCTGTGAATTTAATCCGAAACATTAGGAGAACTGAGATGACACAAAAGAACGGTGTGAGAGACTACAAGCACGCGTACAAAATCCAGAAAGCCACTGGAGAAACTGACGACCAACTGGAGCGACAGAAGGCGCGTGGTATCTACGACAAGGCAGGTGTCAACCGCAAAGGTCAAGACATTGACCACATCAAACCAATACGCAAGGGGGGCAAGACAGCCAAGGGGAACCTGCGGCTGCGCAATTCAAGCGCTAACCAAGGTGACAACAAGTAATGCGCATCCTCGACAACAAGGCGCTGATAATCCGTACGCGCCAACCTGATAAGTACAGCGTCATCCCAAAGCACAAGATAATTTCAGAAGACGATGGTGTCTACGAAGTTGCTGTGCATTGGGGTCTTGACGAGGTGAGAGTGCTAAAAAACTTAGGTGTCAAAGATGCACCCTCGCCCATAAACAGGCAGTACAAGTGGCCGGGGCGCTTTACGCCTATGGCGCACCAGATAGACACAGCCTCGTTTATGACAATCAACCGCCGCTCGTTCTGCTTCGCTGACCCCGGCGTAGGTAAAACGGCCTCGGTGTTGTGGGCCGCTGACTATTTGATGGTGCGTAAAGAAGTACGGCGTGTGCTCATCGTCTGTCCGCTCTCAATCATGCACGCAGCGTGGATGCGGGACATCAGCAACACGATTATTCACCGCAGCGCTATCGTGGCCCATCATGCGCAGTCAGCGCGCCGCATAGAGATGGTTCAGGGGGACTACGAGTTCGTCATCATCAACTACGATGGCCTGAACCTGATTGCGAAAGAGATCAACAACGATGGCCGCTTTGATTTAATCATCGCGGACGAGTGTAACGCGTACAAGAACCCGTCTACCAATCGCTGGAAGGCGCTAGCGTCAATCATTCGCCCTGACACGTACCTGTGGTTGATGACGGGCACACCTGCTGCACAGTCTCCTGTTGATGCGTACGGCTTGGCAAGGCTTGTGAATCCCATGGGTGTCCCTAAGTTTCAGACAGCATGGCGCGACAAGGTGATGAACAAGATCAGCATGTTCAAGTGGGCCCCCAAGCTTGGCGCAAAGGACACAGTGTTCGCTGCACTACAGCCAGCCATCAGGTTCACGAAGGAGCAGTGCCTAGACCTTCCACCCGTAGTCACAGTGACGCGTGAGGTGGCCATGACCGCGCAGCAGACCAAGTACTACAAGCTTCTCAAAGAACAACTGCTGGTGCAGACAGCGGGTGAGACTATCACAGCAATCAATGCAGGTGTTGCGGTGAGTAAGCTCTTGCAGATCAGCTGCGGCGCGGCGCTGACTGACAACAAGGAGGTGGTGGAGTTCGACTGTGCCCCGCGTTTGAATGTGCTGCTCGAATTGTTAGAGGAGACTGATAGAAAAATCATCATCTTCGCCATGTTCCGTTCAAGCATCGCAACCATCACGGCCTTCTTGGACAAGCAGGGTATCCCCAACGCACAGATTCACGGCGACGTAGCAGTTGGCAAGCGCCACGTAATCATCAATGACTTCCAGACGACTGACGCCATACGCGTCCTCGTGATGCAACCTCAGGCTACGGCACACGGGATTACCCTAACTGCTGCGGACACCGTGGTGTTCTATGGCCCGTTGATGAGCGTTGAGCTGTATGTGCAGTGCATCGCACGCGCTGATCGTAAGGGTCAGACCGCTACAAAAGTCACTGTGGTGCACATAGAATCCAGCCCGATTGAGAGGAAGATGTTCAGAGCAATGAATGCAAAAGTAGATGCGCATGCACTTATGGTGGGCATGTTTGAAAGTGAGATAAGAAAATAAAAATAAATTCTGTACATGGCGAAAAAGTGTGCTTATAATTGTCAAACAATAGACTTTTAAGGAGAGAGTAAATGACGCAAGTAGAAGATGACGCGCCCGTTGCGGCGCAAGAAGATGGTGGGTTGGCCTCTGTGCCAATGGATAAGCTGGCGAGGATTTATCGCAAGATGGCTGCAAAGATTCAGGGGCTTACCTCTGAATACGAGACAGCGCTTGCGGGGATCAAACTTCAACAGGACTCAGTGAAGGCCGCACTCAAAGACCACATGCTGGCTTTGGGAATGACTTCGGTGCGTACTGATGAAGGCACAGTCATCTTGTCCACCAAGACCCGCTACAACACCCAAGACTGGGACTCGTTCAAGGAGTTCATAAAGGAGCACGATGCCATCGACCTCCTTGAGAAAAGAATTGCGCAGACCAACATGGCGCAGTTCCTTGAGCAAAATCCCGGTGTAGTCCCCCCCGGTCTGAACTCCTCTGCGGAGTATTCGATAAGCGTAAGAAAGCCGTCAAGATGATCTACGCACCCCTACAGACAAAGAGAGCACCTCTGGCGTGGATTGATTCACGCTATGAAGTTAATGACCTAGGTCAAGTATATAGCTGGGCAAACAGCCACGGAGGGCGGAGTAAGGTTGGCCCACACCGCTTGAAGGTGCAGGTCAGTAACAATGGTTATGCACAGGTGCGGCTTCCTTTCGGCGGTGGGTACAAATGGGTGTTGGTAGCACGGCTTGTGTTACAGGCTTTTACCAACGTGGTTGGGGAGCAAGCTAACCACAAGAATGGTGTGCGACTGGATAACCGCCTAGAAAATCTGGAGTGGACAACCATGTCAGAGAACATGTGCCATTCGTATCGCGTGCTTAATCGCGTTCACCCCCGACCCAATAAGGGAAAGTTCGGAGCGCTGAACAAGATGAGTAAACGGATTGCGCAGTACACATTGGACGGACGCCACATTAAAGTGTGGAACGCCGTACAAGAAACGGCCCGCGCCGGATTTAGCGCGGGAAATGTGAGTGCCGTGTGTCGGGGCCTGCGTGCCCACCACAAGGGTTTTGTTTGGAAGTTTGTTTAACCAAGTGAGAAAATACTATGAGTGAACTAGCATTGTTCAAAAACAGTAACGTACCTGCGTTCCTGAAGCGTGTTGAGATGTCTGCAATGGCCAAGGCTCTTGCAGGTGGTGCTGATGTCGGCAAGCGCATCTCCATCAAAGGAGGTGTGTTCCGCTTGATGTCCGAGGGCAAAGAAGTTGCTGCTATCGAAGAGCGCTTCCTTGACGTGGTGCTCGTGGCTGCTGCGCCAAAAGTGAACCGTATCTGGTATGCAAAGAAGTTCGACGGCGAGAACCCAACACCTCCGGACTGCTGGTCTATTGATGGTGATACCCCGAGCGCTGACTCTAACAACAGGCAAGCGCCTACATGCAACTCGTGCCAGCAGAACATTGCAGGTTCGGGTAAAGGCAACAGCCGCGCTTGTAGTTATCAGCAGCGCACTGCGGTGGTGCTCGCCAACGACATGGGTGGCTCTGTGATGCAGTTGACGGTAGCAGCTACCAGCCTGTTCGGCAAAGAAGAAGGTGGCAACTTCCCACTGAAAGCGTATGCCAGCTGGTTAGTGGCACAGAATGTTGACCCCGCCACGGTTGTGACTCGTATGCGCTTCGATACCAGCGCCGAGTTCACCAAGTTGTTCTTCAAGGCAGAGCGCTTTCTGACTGAAGAGGAGTACGAAGTTGTTGTTCCGCAGAGCACCAGCGTCGATGCGCTCAAAGCCATCACGCTGTCCATCGCCAAGACGGACAAGGCTGTGTCGGTAGCCGCACCGATTGCAGGCGTAGTGCCGAAGGCTAAGAAAGCCGCCGTAGTCGAGGAAGAAGACGAGGCACCCACACCAGCACCGAAAGCCAAGAAGGCTGCTCCTGTGGCTGAGAAAGAAGATGAGGCCCCCGCCGTGCGCAAGGAAGAGAAGAAGCCCTCTGCTGTGCCAGCCAAGAAGTCGGACTTGAGCCAGCTTGTTGATGCTTGGGATGACGAGTGACAGTTTAGTTTCGGGGCGGCACTGGGAAACTGCTAGACGTTGTGGGACATGTTCCCTCTTTAAGTGCTCTTTAAGCCGCCCCACCAACTTAAGAACCCAATGGCCTATTCACAAAAAACCATAGAGGCTGTCCGTGTAGCCAAGAAGACTTTAGGTAGTCAGCTTGGCCGCTGGGCAGTGCATCGTGACTTCCCTGTTACCAAGATTGCACGGGTCACTGGCGCTACGCGCCAGTCGGTCTATAACTGGTTCAACGGTGGTGTAGTCTTCATAGCGTATCGTCCAGCAGTCACTGGCCTTATCGCAATCCTTAAATCTGAGCCTACAGCCGACACGGCATGGAGAAAAGTATGTCAAGCATTCAACCTAGAAGCCTGAGCGACGAAGAACTGCTCCGGTATGCATACATGACGGGGCACGACAAGCTGTCCGTCGAGTGGATTACTGAAATCATAGCGCGATACACCGCGCTGCTAGACGAGACACAATAACCTAAAGAGCCGACATGAACCCGATAGCTTTTCTATCGGCTGTTTTGCCGTCTCCGGGAAATGGCCTGTACTGTGCAGTAGAGTTAACAAGAAGAAAAGAGCACGTCTTTTCTGAGACATTGGAGGGTCTTCAGCCAAAGGTAGACGGGTGGAACAGCAACGACTACGACTGCTACTTTGCGCTGGCAACCTTCCGTGAGTCAGGGAGCCGCAAGGGGCCCAATGCAGTGGCCATCAAGGCGCTGTTCATCGACATGGATGGGTACGATACCAAGAAGGACGCGGGGCTCGCCCTAGCCGCTTTCCTAGCCCACACTGGGCTGGACACGCTTGGCGCTCCGTGGGTGGTGTCGTCGGGGGGTGGGCTCCATGCCTACTGGCCTTTCCATAAAGCTGTGCCAATCAGTGAGTGGCAGCCTGTGGCCGAGAACCTCAAGCTCTTGTGCGAACAAGAGGATTTCAAGATCGACATGAACGTGACTGCGGACACTGTGCGTGTCCTGCGCTACCCCGGCACGCGCAACCACAAGAAGAAGTATGGTGAGCCGCGAAGCATCAAGGTGCTGGCGGAAGGTGACACGTTCGAGCTGGATGACATACGGCGCATCATTGACGTACACGTGAAGGCCCCTGTGGCCAAGGTGACAGCCTCCGCAATAGCAGGTGTGAAGCCGAAGAACGCAACGGAGAAAGCGCTGGTCAAGTTGGTAACGGATCGGATCACGAAGTTTGAGCCCATCTGGCTCAAGTCAGTGGCAGGAACAGGCTGCGGGCAGCTGAAGAACTACATCGACAAGCCAACGGAGGATGGCCTAGAGCCACTCTGGCGCGGGTTTCTTTCGTGGGCCAAGGTTTGCGAGGACGGAACAGAGTATGCGCATAAGCTGAGCGACCTGCACCCGTATGATGAACAGCGCATGCACGACAAGATGAAGGACATCAGGGGGCCATACCCATGCACAAAAATGAACAGCGAGAGTCCCGGCGTATGCACAAGCTGCAGGCACTGGGGCAAGATAACCAACCCGCTGATTATGGGTAGCGAGGTACAGCTAGATAACTCCCCAAAGGAGATGGTACTCAAGGTTTATCAAGAGCCCGCTGAGTACGACCCACGAGAAGAGACAGAAGCAGAGGAGATCGCATCCTACGCTGAAGCAGTTGTCCCAGTACATACTGTGGTGCGCCCACCACCTCCAAAAGGGTTTAGCTACGGCGCACAGGGTGGTGTGTACTGCACACGTGTCATTGAAGATGATGACGGCACGAAGTCCAAGAAACAGATTCAGGTTCTGCCCTACGACTTGTTTGTGGTGGGCATGCTGAAGGTAGAGAACGAGCACCTTGTACACATGCTGGCGATGCGCCCTGACGGGCATGTGATGTTCACGATGCAGAGTAGGTGTGTGGTGAGCAAGGATGACACAGTTAAGCTGCTGGCCAGCCAGAATGTCATTGCCTCTTTCGGTCAGGGTAACGACAAGAACTTGTTTGAGTACGTACGAGGATGTGTAGAAATGGCTTCACAAAACAAAGCAATGGAAGTTCCTAGGCAGTGCGGCTGGCAGAAGGACGGTTCGTTCGTTTACAACAACCGGGTGTTCACCAAGGATGGTCTTGAGACTGTTGTACCGATGCCGGGACTGGAGAACATCAACAGGGCCACGAACAGCAGTGGCTCACTGGAAGAGTGGCGCAGGCTATGGGACATGTTCATACGCAAGAAGATGTATGGCATGTTGGCGATGTGTGTGGACAGCTTCGCCTGCCCTCTCATGCGCTTCACCGAGTACGAGGGGTTCGTGTGGCACATCAGCTCCACCAAGTCCAGTACCGGCAAGACGCTGGCGCTATCGACCAAGGCAGGTGTGTGGGGGCATCCAGTCCGTTACCGTGTGAGCAAGGGGACATCCCCGGTGGCCATGCAACAGCGTGCGGGCCTGCTCAACAGCATGCCGCTGCTGATCGACGAGATAACCAGCAAGGGCCGCAACGACATGGAGTGGGCGCCAGCGTTCATCTTCGACATCACTGAGGGTATGGGCAAGGAGCGTATGGAGTCTGGCTCCAACAAGGAGCGCATCAACTACAGCACGTGGGCGCTGAACTGCACCATGACGGCTAACATGAGCTTGACGGACTACATGTCAGGAGCGCGTGTCCACAGTTCCAACGGCGAGTTGATGCGCATGCTGGAGTGGAAGCTGCCGGAGAAGTCACTCGTGTGGGACGACGAAGATCAGGAGATACTGCTGACACTCAAGAAGAATTTCGGTGTGGCTGGCGAGGCGTGGGTGCGCTGGCTGGTGGTTAACCAGCCCACGGTTTCGAAAATCGTCAACAGCGTGCATCTGCGGCTGAAGAAAGAAGTCGGCTTCACTGACGCAGAACGCTACTGGCACGCAGGCTGCACCACAGACATAGCCGCAGCGGTTCTGCTAAGTGACGCGCACTCTGGGATAATCAACCTGCCTGTCGAGGCGCTCATTGCCGAGATAAAGACGCTGGTAGAGAGCTCCCGTGCCAACATCAAGCGAAACACGCGCACGGTGGAGGATGTCCTGAACATATTTACGCGTGAGCACTACAGCAACTTTGTCGTCATCAAGAAGAACGACTCCAAGAGCTTTCTGTCCTCGTGGGGCAATGGGGACACGGTGGACAAGTCATCCACCCGCACGAAGGTGCTGGGCCGCGTGGAGCATGGCATCATACGCCCGGGGTACGTGGACTACTTCATCGAGGAGCAGCTGCTCAAACAGCACTGCGTGGCCATGAGCTTCGGGTACAACGATTTCTGCGATCAACTGGGGGCGCTATGGGCCGTGACGTATCTCAAGAAGAACATGTTGGCGCAGACCAACGGCCCGTTTATGCGCGTCAATGTGGTACACATATCGAGAAAGTCTGAGCCAGATGATGATACGCTACCCTTGGGCTTCATTAAGCCGTGACCGGGGCTTCTTTGTCCCGGGCCTTGACCTAGTTGCAATTCGAGAGGAAGGCCTCCGTCTTGCAGTGGGTCAAAGGCTCCGGATAAAAGCCACCTTCGGCATCAAGGGCGGCCTCATTGGGGTGTGGTTTTATCGCCCTAAGGCTGAACC